GTGTCGCAGCAACTCCAAATCCTAACCTAGAAAGAATATCTTTGTATTCATGGACGCTTGCCTCTATATCTGTTCCGGAACGCGTCGCTACATTTGGGTCGAAATATTTACTAAAAAAACTAAACAATGTAGTATATGCTTGGTCTGTAATCATTTTTTCATCATACATTCTATTCGCAACAAAACATAACGTCCCCGCCAAACCATATGTATCTGTGGTTATAATTGATTTTTCATTTGACGTTTTTAATGAAAATCCGGCCATAGCACTTAGCGAAATGCTTTTTAATAAACTCGGATTTATAATTTTTGGAATTTTTTTTGCGGTTGATCCTGGTTTTGGTATCATAACCGCCAAAGTAGGGTTGGTTTTATTTTCAGTATATTCTAAAAATGTTTTATTACGGGTTAAAGTCTTTTCAACATCGGGGGATGATTCGATTGATAATTCCAATGGAAGATTCCAAAAAAACTCGCGTTGTTTAATTCCGGCTATTAATTCAGAGATTCGAGCCATATTTCCAAAATCAATATATTTCAAATCATGTGTTTCATAATTAAAAACAATGTTTTGGGGTTTTATATCTCCATGCGACAAACCTCTTCTCATAAATTCGCGAATACCTTCCCACAAACGAATCGTTTCCCTCCAAAAAATACTAATTATTTCGGGTGGGAGTCGTTTCATATCTACTACGAATATTGAAAGGTCTCTACCGCCATAATTATATTGTAGCATTCTGTAATTTCTAGCATCAGGACCATTTACGGCGATGATATTGCTACTTTGCGCCACAACATATTTATCAAAATTTTCTTGTGAAATTTCGCACATCACTGGTTTTCCAATATGATATGGTTCCAATCCTTCAATCTTATCAAACTCTTTGAGTTCTGCTTCCGCGGTTTTGGTTTCCATCACTTTCGATATTTTGTTCGTTAGATCTAGAGGCAAGTCACACGGAATGGCGGGTTTGAACACCGTTCCAAAAGTGCCTTCTCCTAATATGATTGGTTCCGACATTATATAATATAACGAAACAAAATTAGAGGAATGCCTCTATATTTCTATTATGCAAAGAGAAGAAAACGCCATTGTTTTCAAGCAACTCGCTTTTTTTATTTCGATCCGTAAAATCCCAAATATTATTTTTCATGGGTCGTCCGGCAGCGGCAAGCGTTCCATCGTCTATGATTTCATAAACCGCATTTATAACAACGACCGCGCTCGCATCAAATCGAATGTAATGTTCGTTAATTGTGCCCACGGAAAGGGTATCAAATTTGTTCGCGAAGAGTTGAAATACTTCGCTAAAGCAAACATTCAGTGTAATGATAATAATCTGTTTAAAAGCATTGTCCTCTATAATGCCGACGATTTGACGATTGATGCCCAGTCTGCATTGCGGCGGTGTATCGAGTTATTCAGTCATAATACGCGGTTTTTCATCGTCGTTGAAAACAAATACAAACTCTTGAAACCCATTTTGTCGCGATTCTGCGAATTGTATGTGCCCGACAAAAAAGAGGCATGTTCCGATCCAAACACAATTAAGTACAAGAGTCTTCATACGGTGGAACTGGAGAATATATACTCGATGGAGGACGAAAAACGGGAAAAACGCGCCACATGTATCGGGACTCAATTGAAACCGGTGATCGATAATTTGATTCGCGACGGCGCTGCCGTAGGCGTCGACCACAAATGGTTTGTGAGTTTCGTAAATTCACTTTATGAAGAAGGCGTGTCTGCTTTGGACGTCATCAAATATTTAGAAGAAGATTTGAATCCACCTGAATTGTATTCGCAAATACTGAGACTCAAGTTCTGTTTCAACAAGATTAAGAGCGAATTTCGGTGTGAGAAAATGCTGATGATGTATTTGTTTGATTTTTTGTTGTTTCGTTCAAATCAGTCGATGAAAAATATTTCCTTTTTATAATAAGATGGATGATTTTGTGAGAACAAATTTGAATGAAGCGCGCAATGAATGGTGCAGTCGTTTGGTTAATATTATGTGTCCGTTGGTGATGGAAGGAATTCGCTCGATTTTTGCCGAGTCGTGGAAAATGAGCATCGATAACAAAGAAGCGGAGAAATATTTAATGACGTTCCAGAATTTCTTGTGTCGTATTCCAAAATGGAATCAGACCACAATCGAGGATGAACGAAAACGCATCATTGAGAAATCGGGGTGTAATTATTTGGAGGATTTGATTACGTGTGTTCATATTATCCAGTTGAAGATTTTGACTTGTGTTCGCGTGGGGCATCGGCAGAAGAAAATCGATATTTCGATTCCCAAGCTGGACGACTTTGTTCATAAAGTGTATATTAATACCGCGAGTAAGGTGTATCGTAATGCCTATATTTTTGATAAGTATGCGTCGGCCTTACAGCAGCAACGACACGCACGCGAATTCGAAATCATCGTGGAGGAATGTATTTTGAAAACTATTCGCGAAAGTATTCCCACCGAGGCCATTGTCCGGGCGTATTTAGATGAGTCGGAGGAATTCGAGGAGGAAGTGATCGTCGAAAATGCCCCGACCGAGGATGCCGACGCGACACAGGAAAAACCAGTGGTTAAAGATGAGCACGTAGGTGGGGACTTGGTTAAGGACGAGCCGCCATCCCGCGATGCGGTTCCGTCCATTACGAATATGTCGGATGAGCCGGTTACCACGCGTCTCACGTTCAATGACATCGACAGTGCGATTTATGACGACGGCCGTGAGGAAAAGATACAGGCCTCAAAGGCAATTCCGGATTTGGAATACCTAGGAATGAAACGCGCTTTAGAGGAAAACATGCGGTTAGATGAGGAAGATGACGACAATAGACCTCTCAAGATTGGAGGGGACGAGATGAGTCTTGATTTAGGCGCCATGGATTTGAATCCGTTTTCGTTGAATGGATCGGATGTTTTGTTGGATGATATCGAGGAAATGTAAGGATCGACGTTTTCTATGTAAATGCGGTTAAAATCCCCGTTTTTAAAGTTTTAAAATTATATATTTAGTGGTATGGAAACAATTGTCGCAACCGTTATAATTACAACTGTCCTCTATATTCTTATCCGTATTATCGAGATGAAAGTTCTAAAAAAAGAAATGAAACCGGTGAAGGAACTGGTTCGTGATGCCGCCATTGTGGCGGGGTCTTCGGCGGCGGCCGTGTTTCTAACGTCGTCGATGGGCAAATCGGTGGGTGGGTTTTTGAACGCGGTCACTGAGCAACCGATGTTGCCTGCGTCAGCGCCGGTTTTTACTGACCCACCTGGGTTTTAAATAATATCAAAATTGTTATTTGTTATTATTTATTGAATTGATTTCGGTCTATTATTAAAATGGCTGTCGTATTCAATTTTTGTTATCAAATTTATGGATTTCAACAAATTTAGGTATGTTACAATTTTTATTTCGTCTTGCTTATAGATGTAATCATAAATTTCTTATTTTCATGGCGCCGAAATCTTTGGTATATACTTATAATTATTGTAGATAATATGACTTATTAAATTTTCACGGCGTCTTTGATTTTACCAAAAAATCTCTTTGTATCATCTTCACTTCATGCAGAATATCAAGTTTGGCTTGCTTATTTTGGGGGTTATATTTTATATATGCAAACATAAAAATTTGTATTACATCATTATTAGAAAACAAGTTTCGTTCAAGTAATATTTTTAGAATTTCCGGATCTTCTATATTCACTTTGTTTATAATTTGTGAAATCTCACTATGAATTTTCTCCGCATTCTCAATCGTAATATTATCTATTCCATAAATAAAATTTTTCCCCGATTCTTTGCCGATTATACTCGCATCAACTAATGCAGTAATATTATCTATTTTATCAATAAAACTTCCCCCCAATTCTTTGTCGATTATACTCGCATCAACTAATGCAGTAATTATTATTTTATACTCGTCTTTGTTATTTCTTATTAAACGGAAAAAGCGCTCTTTATTATATTGATTCGGTTCAATTTTGATAGTAGTTCCTTTAGATACACCTCGAGTAGTTCTTTTAGGTTCACCTCGAGTAGTTCCTTTAGTTTCTTTAGTTCCGCCTCTTGTCGATTTCCCTTTTAATCTAAAGTTCTTTTGCCTCCTTAAATTCTTCCGCGTAGCCATTATATATTGTATTTATATTTTTGTTTTGATTCACATAAAACACACTTTTTCTCCCAGATGTTTGAAAAACGCGCCATTATACGGAACGTTCTTCTCCATTGATTTCGCGATTGTCTTGTCGCTGATCTTCTCTGAACGGATACAGTCATACTGACATCCATATTCGCGAATCATTTTACCTGACTGGTCAAACACTCCGAATCCGTTCTTGTAAAGCAGCGGTTCCCTCCCGTGTTTCTCTATAAACTGTTCGCGGATTTCGCATTCGTCGAATAATTTATATACGTGGCCTTTGGCCACGGTGCCCTTTTTCACGGGTGTGTCGAGCGCCGACGACGATCCGAATCCGTTCATGATCGCCGCCGTCTTTCGGTCCAAATACACATTCAATATCTCGGTTTGGTCGGGCGTCAGTTTGGCTATGTATCCGAGGTTTTTGACGCGGGTTTGTTTTGTATGTTGGACGTTTTCCAATTTGGACGCGTCTCGGTCTCTTTCCACAAACATCCATCGGAATCCGCAATATATCGTGTTTTCGGTTACGGCGTTGGTTAGGCTTGGGCGTTTGATATTGCGGTTCTCATTCATTAGTTGCGTCGCGCACTCGTAGACTTTCACCAATTCCATTGTTTCGGGGTTGATTTGCTGGACGCGCGGGCCCAGGGTCACTAACGGTTCTTGGAATCCAGTGACGGTTTTGGGGGTAGATAATTTATCTAGTATTTCTCGGTTTTGCTTTTCCATGTTGTCCATTTTTGCATGTATTGTGTTGATTTCCAGTTTCGAAAACAACATTTTGATATGTTCTTCAAAAATATTGTCCTTTTTCTGAAGCTCCAGTTTTAGTTTCTCTATTTCTAGTTCCAATTTGTATGTGTTGGATTCTTGATAGTTATCTATTTGACTATTGATTGTGTCGAGTATCATTTGGTAAGTTAATTCTTTTCCAATCAAAAATAATTCCAATTCATTTTCATGACCTTGTAAATCACGAACGCGATTAATTCTGATTGATTTATGGTTGTGAATATATGATTCAAAATCTTTGCTTCTATTCACCGTAAACACATCCAATAAAACACATTCTGGGTATTTTTTTTTATGTTCATTGTATCTACCAGATATTCCGCGCCGACTTTCACCAATTTTTACAATATATTGACCATTTTCAAATGTCTTTACACGAATAATATAGACAATTGGAATATAAATTCCAAATTGGTTAAGCAAAATTTTTTCCTTTTCAATTGTCTTCTGGAGTTTCATTTTATTTTGGTGCTCTGCTTCTTTTATGGAGGCGTCATTTGCATTTGTTATTTGAATATCATCTAATTCTTTTTTTGCTTTTTTAAGTTGGTCGGAAAGCGCTTTACACTCTTCCATTATAACTTCTTGTAATGTTTTTTCCATTTTGATGTAATATTCGTGTATCTCGTCCGACTTTTTGGTTCCCGCCTTTAAACAAACTCGTTTGAACGTATTTATGGTAAGCATTATTACTTCCTTGTTTTGTCCTCCTCTTGTGTCGGGTTGCTTTGCAGGTTGGCAAAGCGTGATTTTATAATCTGTATTTTCAATAAAGTTTTTTTCCAGCAACAATTTTGCGCTTACTTTCTGACTGAATCCAATCCATTTCCATATATTATCCAAATCAATTATAAAATCGTGTTTATCGTCATAATTCAAATAACAATAGAAACTCGAAATAAACATTTGTTGTTCATATGTTGTGAAATTTGTTCTTACTCTTTCTACCATTGCGGATTGGTAGTTTCCATTAAGTTTTGTAAGCGGGGTTTTCTCAATCAAGTTTACAATGTCGATGCTCATTATATGAATTAATACTGTTTGTTTCTTTATATTCATTTTGCTTTAGTTTAATAAATATAAAGCGATGTGATTAAAATATTTCGCTTTAGAACAAAGTAAAGCGTGCCGCTTTGAAGTATTTTACACTACACCAACGTAGAGTAAAATATATTTTTTTAATTTTATTCATTTAATAACAAATAATATTAATAATTTTTTAAAAACAAAAGCAACCCCCTCTATATAAAATTGAATACCCCATTATAAGCCCAATGTATCATATAATTATGAAATGTATTAGCAAAGACCGAAACGGTAATGGGTGTCGGAACACCCATCTTTGCGAAAGTCGATTTTGTAAAAACCACCAGTATATGAATGATTATACCAATACAATGCTCGATGCTCTACAATTATGTAGGGGATGTAAGAAAATGTATTGGTTTGAAGGAGACATAAAAACATGCGATAAGTGCCGCGATCGGGGCAAAGAGACACGCAGCGAGGCATCGACGCGCGTAATCCCATGTGGAAAAGAAGGGTGCGATAATAAACGATCTGTAGAAAACGCATATTGCGGATTACATCAAGTCTGTTTATTTGTCGACGAAACTGCGGCGTTTGGGAAAAAACTATGCCGAAACTATGTGCGCGGTTGTCGAACGCAACTTGATGCGGATTATGAACGTGTCCGATGTCCCGACTGTTTGGAAAAGGAAAGAGAACGTGATAAAGAAAAGCGTTCGATTGTATCAACTGAGGTCATTGATGGAAGAAAACAGTGTTCTGTTTGCTGTGGGTTTAAACCCGTGGAAGATTATATTAGTATAAATAATCAAGAAACCAAAACATGCTCACACTGTAGAGCCGATTTTAGAAAACAAAATGAAAAACGCGACAAAGAACATGTGCGCGAATTGGATAGGAAAAATTCGAAGAAACCAGAGAGGATTGCGGTCAAGAATGAATGGGTCGAGAATAATTATGAAAAAGTTGCTCTCAAGTGGATGAATTATAGGCAGCGTCAAATTGAGGAGAATGGTGCCGAAGCGTATTTGAAGAAATGTGCTGAATATGCGGGACGATGGAGAGAAAATAATCCTGAAAAAATGAATGAAATAAACAGATTATCTATGGAAAATATTAATTATGCGTATAGTGATTATAAAAAATGCGCTGTAGATTCAAGACATTGTTTTGAACTTAGTTATGAACAGTTTGAGAGTATTGTTAAAATGCCGTGTTATTATTGCGGAATTATACAAGACAAAGGATTTAATGGTATAGATAGACAAGACCAGCAAAAAGGTTATACTATTATAAATGGTGTTAGCTGTTGTCGTATGTGTAATTTTATGAAAGGCGCTGTCGATAATATTACATTCTTACATCGTGTTGAACATATATTAACGCATAATAGCTTGATTACAGGTGGAAAGAATTATCCAGATGCTTTTCATAATCATAAAGGGTCGTGCTATTCAATGTATAAATATTGTGCCGAAAAACGCAATTATACATTTGAAATCACATTGGAAGAATATGATAAACTAATTACGGAAAACTGCTATATTTGTGGTAAACCATCCGACGAAACGCATAAAAATGGAATAGACCGATTTGATAATGATATTGGTTATACAACTGCTAATGTAAATGCTTGTTGCGGACAGTGTAATTTTATGAAAAAAAATATTGAGTATGATGTATTTATATATCAACTACAAAAAATATATGAGTGTTCTTCCAAAAAAGAAATGGTGAAGCCAAGTGTTTGTATTGTGAATATGCTTACACCAAATGTTAATAAAAAGACCAAGGGTGAGTTAGTTGAAGAGGCAAAACTTCGAAAACAAAAACAGCGAGATGAATTACGAGCGCGATATGGTGATGAAGAATATAAGAAAATGCGCGCCGCTGAACTCGCTAAGTATCGTGCGGAAAAGAAGAAAAATAAAGATGTGTAATATGTTTAACCAATAATTGGATTGGCTGTTTTTTAATTTAATTTTTACAAATTAAATTAATTAAGAAATTTTATAAGAGAATATAACAAATTAAATATAATAAGAGCACCGTGTAGGTCACAGAGGTCTCAACTTGAATATGCCACACCGCACATACCCGCCATCACACGTAGGACATTATAACTGTAGGCATACACTCTGACCTTAGCAGTCGAAGTGCCGGCAACAGTTCCGGAAGAAAGGACAAGCTGAAGGGTAGCATTGTCGATTCTGGAGAAGTTGCACGTCCCGGACGGCTGTTGTTCCTCGGGGCGAAGGGCAAACGAGTACAAGTTAATTCCAGTGTCGGGAGCACGAGTGTGGTGCTGGAAGGGCTGGACAACGTCGAAGTAGGATCCCTCTCTCTCGGAGATACGATCCTGTCCGTTAAGTTGGAGCTTAGCGGTGACGACGGGGTTCTCTCCCCAGCAGTGCATGTCGAGGGCAGACTCAGCGAGGACGAATGTGCCGGCATCGGACACATAGGATCCAGTTGCGGCAGTGTTAGGGCTGAAGGAACCGGTGGTGTGCCATTCCTGGCTAACACCGGAAACAATGCCGTCAAGAGCACCTGGCATCTGGAAGACGTTTCCGGAGATGAAGGCGTCGGTGCCGGATGTCTCGGCAGGGCCTCCAAAGACGTGGATGGCGTTGGGGAGAGCATCGATGGCGTCGGTGTAGTTGAAGGGTTGAGCTCCAAGAACCTTGTAAAGGACGTTGCCGGCCTCGAGGGAACTGCAGTAATCAACGTTGGAATCGGGTTGGACGACCCAGATGAGCTCCTTGCAGGGGTGGTTGAAGTTGATCTTGATCTTGTTCGACGAAGATCCGACCGACTCATCACCGGTGTATTGGAGCTGCTCAATGAGATACTCATGGGGGTTCTGAGCCATCTTTCTGCGCTCGTCAGTGTCCAAGAAGATGAAATCAACGTAGATAGAGGCGGCAACGAGAGACTGCTGGTAAGCACTGGTAACAGACTGAGATCCAGAAGCGGCAGTGAGAGACTTAACAGCCCACAAGCACTCACCAATAGGTCTGAAGTCAATGTTGATCTTGACCTCGTGGTATTGGAGAGCAACCAAAGGAAGAGCCAAACCGGGGTTTCGGCAAAACCAGAAGAGGAGGGGGATGTAGAGGGTGGTCTCAGGAAGAGATTTGCGGGGGGCGCAAACCTGACTGGGTCCAGTGGTGGAAGCGCAAGGTCCGTTGATGTCGGCGAAAGCGGGGTCGGTGATGTAGGTAAGCTGAGTGGTGTGGCCAATCATCTTGTAATAACCTCTCTGCTGCTCGGCGGACATGGTGAGCTGATTCCAGATGTGCATCCAGTCACCATATTGGCGATCAATGCGCTGGCCTCCAATCTCGATCTCGACCTGGGCGAGCAACTGCTCGCCGGGGTAATCCAACCAGCGGGCATAAACATCACCATCACCACTCTTTCTAAGATCCTGGTTAATCTCGGGGAGAGTAACCTGGACATAGGTGCGGTAAGCCAAATCTCCGTTTCTGGAGATGGTGCAGGACACACGGCGACCAAAGTCAGCCTGACCGTTGAAGGTCTGCTCGATGGACTCCATGGCGAAGTTGGTGTGGCGTCTGTAAGACACCTTCCAGTAAGTGATCTCGGGGTTTCCTGTAAGGAAAATATCTTGGGCGCCGTAGGCGACTAATTGTAAAAGAGCTCCTCCCATTGTTTTATATATTCCTAAAATATAATTTTTTCTAAAGTTCGACGCAAAAAACGCACGCATCAATACATACAATAAACATAAATCTATCTACGCCTCTACATTCTTCTAGGTAAATTCAAATAAAATAATAACAAAATAACACCGCTATATTTCCAAATACCACCACCGTGATTCTCCGCGCTATGTCCCGACTTTTATATGTTTAGGACATATATAATGCCGACGCTTTGTAAATATGAGAACTGTAGAATAAGACCATCTATCGGCAATGTTTTTTGTTCGACACACAATATTGATAACAATAAAAATGATTTTTCTAAAACACAATGTAGAGGCGACGTGTGTACCTCTAAACCGGCATCAAAAAACTTCAAGGGATATTGTTCCAAATGTTATATTCGATTGTTTGAAGACGACCCACTGACTATTCAAACCCGCTGTAAGACCAAAGAAATAGCAATCAACGATTTTATTCATTGTTATTTTGACGGGTTCGCACATCAAACCCCTCTATGGTTTGGAACAACCCGCATCGACAATCGCATTTGTATTGATAATACGACCATTTGTATAGATGTGGTAGAAGATCAGTCAATTCCACCAAAAATACCAATACTCAGCAATCATAAATACATTTTTATAAGATTCAATCCAGACAAATATAAGATTCATAATAAATCATACAACCCAATGCTGTATCGACGCCTCCCCATGTTGGAGAAGGAAATCAATCATCAAACCAACCGGGTTTTACAAAAGGAGAATATAGAGGCGATCGAAATATTTACACTTTTCTTTGATTCGCCATGATGACTGAGAAATCAAAATTGTGTTCTATGAATTTATCTAAATACTCGTCGGTGTAAACATCCTTTTTCCCCTCGTGTGGTTTTAAAAACACATATTGGTCGCCTTTCTTTTTCACATCCCATCCATCCTCTACTGAATTGTATATGAATATCATTTTCTGAAACGTCTTCGCGTCCATATTGATTTTGCTTAAATCCATTGTTTTCCGGTTCATTTACAATGATTGCGCATTTTTCTATCTCGAACAATTACGTATCTCTTTTCCAAGTGCGTTTGAAAATCGGGTTTTAACCAAGGAAAACAACTTTGTAAATAAAGATAAAATATACGTTATATATTATTTAGGAATGAATTTGCAAGATCCTCTATTACAAGAAGATAATGCGCGCTACGTGATGTTTCCTATCAAGGATCAGGATATATGGAAGATGTATAAAAAGCAGGTGGACAGTTTTTGGCGCGCCGAAGAAATTGACGTCTCCAAAGACCTCGGAGATTGGGCACGGTTAAACGACGACGAGCGCTATTTTATATCGATGGTATTAGCGTTTTTCGCGGCAAGCGACGGAATTGTGATGGAGAACTTGGCGACGCGGTTTATGAGCGATGTACAACTAGCGGAAGCACGGGCGTTTTACGGGTTCCAGATTGCGATGGAAAATATTCATTCCGAGATGTATAGTATTTTAATTGAGACCTACATTCGAAACAACGATCAGAAAACCAAGCTGTTTCAGGCGATCAATAATTTCCCCTGTATTGCTAAGAAAGCCAATTGGGCTCGCAAATGGATTGGTTATGGGACAGATACGCAATCGGTAGAGACGTTTGCGACGCGATTGGTTGCGTTTGCTTGTGTAGAGGGAATTTTCTTCAGTAGTAGTTTTGCCTCTATTTATTGGATTAAAAAACGGGGTTTAATGCCGGGTCTTACGCTATCAAACGAATTCATAAGTCGTGATGAGGCGCTTCATACCGAGTTTGCGATTATGGTTTATTCCAAATTACAGACAAGGATTACGAAAGAACGAGTCATTGAAATTATTCGCGAGGCGGTTGAAATAGAGAAGGAGTTCATAACGGAAGCATTGCCGTGCCGTCTTATTGGAATGAACGCCAAGATGATGGTTCAATATATTGAGTTCGTTGGCGACCGACTGTGTCTTCAACTTGGAATCGACAAGATTTATGGAAGCGTAAATCCGCTCGATTTTATGGAATTAATAAGCATCGATTCCAAATCCAATTTTTTCGAACGTACCGTAAGTGAGTATGCGCTTGCGAATAAAGAGAAGAATGAGGACGTGTTTCTAATGATGTCCGAATTCTAAGGGTGGTTTCATCCTTTTACAATAATATATGTAATATTTTCATATATCATATATTTTCATCTGGGTTTATTTGTTCGGCGCAATATATCGCGGAACTACATCCACGTTGAATGCCGCGGGGTTTGCGATACTTTTGAACGCCGAAAATAGAGGTCGACTCAACTGGTCT